CAGAATATAAAGCAATGATTGATATATTCTATAAGCATGGATTTATATCATTAGGAAAAGAAAAGAATTATGATTGGATGCATTTTGAAATAGGCTCCTAAATTTAATAACTAAAAACAAATAAAATGGCAAAGAAAAAAGATGTTAACGTAGAAGTAAAAACAAAAACTAAAAGAGCTTACGTTAAGAAAACCCAGAAAAACTTAGAGGTTGTAGTTGATACACCTAAAGTAGATGTAGAAGTAAAAGCTACTGAAGAAGTAAAAGAAGTAAAACTTGATACTGAAAAAGTAGATGTTAGTGTTGTAAAAACTGCTGAAGCTACTGAAGTTAAAGTAGAACTTGAAGAGGGTGCGCTTGAAAAAGCAGGTAAAAAAATCAGTACTTGGTTACAATCATACTTTTCTAAAATAAATAAAAACTAATGAAGTTTAGAAATAACTGGAAAGATCCTAAAAAACAATGGGATAAACTAATGATTAGACTAAGAGTTTCATCACTAGATCTTTTTACTTTAGAACTAGACTACTCCAGAGAATTCTATCTTCTTACAGTATTAAACTTTACTATTAAAAACAGATAACTATGAAAAATGGTTTGAAAGGAGTTACAGATGCTACTGTATTCTGTAAGTCAATGAAGAAAGGCGGACCTGCCCCTATGATTAGATCAATGAAAAGCTATGCTGCTGGCGGAGCTGCTAGTGCATCTGCTGAATGTGCAGGAGCAAACAAGCCTCCTAAATGTTTTAAAAAGTTTAAATCAAGAGGTAGATCATCAGAAACTAGAGGTGGTGTATTGAGTGGAATTACTGCAGCACTTGCTGGTGGATTAGGAGCTGTGGCTTATAAAAAAATGAGAGAAAAAGAATAAATAACTTCTCTAGTTATAATAGTCCAGGTATTTTCTATGCCTGGATTTTTTATTTTAAACTATTTTAATTTAAACTTTTCTTGTATATTTGTATAAACTTTAATTTAAAAACCAATGGAAAACCAACAAGAACAAGAGCTATCACATGAAGAGTTAGCTGCAAGAAAAGAAGAAATGAAAAAGTTCTTTGAAGATGCATTACCGTATTTAAAAGCTCAGGCTGAATATGAAAAGTTGTTAGCGGATATATCTGAAAATAAACTTAAAAGACTTCAATATGATCATCAGTATGCTGTTACTATGTATCAAATAAATAATCCGGAAGCACTAGAAGAAGATCAAGATGAAGATGGAGTAGAACTAGAAGGTAGAGTTAATCCTGAAACAGCAAAGAGGAAGCTTAAAAAAAGTTAGCAATGGCACTTGTAAATCAGGTACAGAAGCGTGTCAAGATGCCTAAATGGGATGTTGTAAAATTTCAGATTCTTACACACTGTTATATTAATCATATAACTGTAAGTGAGTCTGACTTAAACTGTCTTACCTTATTAAGTTTTAATGAGCCAATAGAACTTACAAACTTTTGCCTTGATGCATCTGCAGAAGAGGATTGGATATTTAAATCTCCGCAAACAGTGCGGAACTGTATTAACAAAGCTGAGAAAAATAAACTTGTAATAAAAGATCCAAGTAATAAAAAACTCATAATGTTAGACCCGGGATTAAAGATTCAAACAAAAGGTACAATACTATTGGATTATAAATTCTTAGGCAATGATACCGAAGAAGGCCAATAAACTATATAAACAGTTATCAGAAGATCTTAATATTGAAGAAGATTTGGTAGATAAATTTATAGGCTTTTATTATAAAACAATAAGAGACTATATGACTGAGTTAAAACATCCAAGAATAAATGTAGAAGGGTTAGGTCATTTTAATGCAATGCATAGTGTTGTTAAAAGTAGCATTAAGAGATGTACTAAGTCACTTAATAATCATGATACATCAACATTTAAAGCATATCATAATAAGAAAAACTTGGAAATAAAACTTGAACAACTTACTAAAATAAATGAGTTGATAATTAAAGAACAAGAAAGAAAAGATAACTTTAAAAAAACCAAACATGAGAACAGTACTAAAGACAATCTGGGAGAATAGAAAAGGAATCCTAGAAGGAATTAAGAACTCAATCATTAGAGATGAGTTTGTAGAAGATATAGCACGCATGAGACATGATATATGTGATGATTGTGAACACTTAGATACTAAAGGTAAAGAGTGTGCAGTTAAGAAAACTCAGCCTTGTTGTGCAGAGTGTGGATGCTCATTAGCATTTAAGACCCGGTCATTATCATCTTCATGCCCATTAGGTAAATGGGATGCTATTGCTACAGAAGAACAAGAAGCAGAATTAGAAAACCTTAAAGATTAATAATATGAAAGATAATATTTATAGTACTGGATTAATAAATGATTCAATTGTTACATCATCTAATACTTATGATGGAATATTTAGTCAAATAAACAGTAGTGGTAAATTGCTTGATCCATGGGAAAATCCTATAAAAGCAATAGAAGAAAGACTTGCTAAACTGGAAACAGACAATAAGTTCTTAAGACTAAAGATACTTTCTATGGAAGGTAAGTTTACACAGGAAGAAGTAGCAAATATCCGGAAAATGTTGATTTCAGAAGATAGTTCATCAAGAGCATTAGCTGAATGTATAATTGATAATGCATGAACTGGAAAGATCTTGTCACAGATGGTATGGCTGCTCAAGGCCCTAACATTATGTATAGCACAGGTACTGATGACAAACTTGCACATCATATGTCTATAGAAAATTCTGTTGGGTTTGTAGAATGGATGGAAGAAAGAAAAAGAATAGATTCTGATACAGCAAAAAATCTGATATCAATGTTGAGATCAGAAGATAGAGATAATTTTAACATAGCAATACTTGCTATAGAACAACTAAAGAAATGATAGTATTTAATGCACATGATCATAGTTATAAAAGCCTAGATGGTGAAGCTATTGATTGGATAAGTGTAACAACACTTGTTTCCCATTTTAAAAAACCTTTTGATGCTAAAGCAGTAGCTGAGAAAGTAAGCAAGAGCAAAAGGTCTAAGTGGTCTGGAGTAGATCCAAAAATTATTCAGGAAATCTGGAATAATGAGTCTACTAGATCTACTACTCTTGGTACATGGTATCATAATCAAAGAGAAGATGACTTATGTGCATTATCTTCTATGGAAAGAGAAGGTACAACAATACCTGTATTTAAACCATCAGAAGTTAAAGAAGGAGTTAAAATAGCTCCTTCACAAAAATTAGAACCAGGCGTGTATCCAGAACATATGGTCTATTTAAGATCAGCCGGCATCTGCGGTCAATCAGATTTAGTTGAGGTAGTCAATGGTAAAGTAAACATCATTGACTACAAAACTAATAAAGAGATAAAGATGGAGTCATATGTAAACTGGGAAGGAATATCTGATAAGATGGCTCATCCAGTAAATAACTTAGATGACTGTAACTTTTACCATTATGCTTTACAGCTTAGTATTTATATGTATATTATATTGAAGCATAATCCTAAACTAAGACCCGGAAATATATTTATACACCATATAACCTTTGAAGTAGAGAAAGAAGATCAGTGGGGATATCCTATTGCCAAACTAGATGATAATGGAGATCCTATAGTAAAAGAAGTAATACCAATAGAAGTACCTTATTTAGTAGATGAAGTGCATGCCATTATTCACTACCTTCATGATAACAAAGCAAAAATTAAAAAGAAATAACAATGCTGATTAAACTATTTGATGTACAGAATAAAACAGTTGTTCCAACAGAACACTGTTATACACTTAAGTCTCTTAAGGATATAATGGATGATTACCCGGATGACTATCTAAAGATATATCAGTATCTATTTTATATGACATGTCCGGATCCAGATATGAACCCTTTCTTTCATACACCATATGTAGAAAAAGAAAGCTTGATCATGAGAGAAATAGAAGGAGAGTTTTCTACTGAAGATACAGAGATATATAATGCATTAAGATTCTGTGAAAAACTGTATGAAACACCTACCTCACGCGCGTATGCGGGTATGCAGAAAGCACTAGATAGAATATCTAATTACCTAGCTACTGCACAGATTACTGATGGTAAAGATGGTAACATAGCTCAAATTAGAGCTCTTGCTAAGGATTTTGATGGCATAAGACAATCCTTTAAAGGTGTATACAAAGATCTACAGGATGAACAACAAAGCAAAGTCCGCGGTGGTCAAGGTCTTGCATATGATAGTTAGTTATGAGCCACATCTTTGAAGATATACCAACTTGGGATAATGGTAAATGGACTACCACATCTTTTGATAGCAGAGAAGAATTTGCTACATATCTCCGTACAATATTTAAGCAACCTGGACAGTATGAGTTTGATGAAGTTAGTACAGAGTTATTTGTAGCTGAATCAAATAAGTTTAGAAAGCTTGGTGTATACTGCACAGCCCCTTTTAAATCTAAAGACTTTATAGAGTACTGGGATGATCAAAAAGCTAAATGTAGAAAAGGTGTTCTAATTAAACATGGACATAAAGCTTGGTTCTTAGCTAGAGAATACTACATGTGGCTTAACTTCTTACCTATCTTTAACAAAGAGATACAACAGTTTGGTTTTGCTGATATCCGGGATGCTCAGTATCATATGGCATTATATGAACTATTAGCAGAACTAAACTATAAACATGTAGCTATTTTAAAGAAACGTCAGATAGCTTCTTCTTATTATCATATGGGTAAACTTATAAACCAGCAATGGTTTGAGGCAGGTGTTACTCTTAAAGTAGGTGCAAGTCTTAAAGATTACATAAATGAAAAAGGTTCCTGGAAATTCTTACAGGAATATGCGGCATTCTTA